GAATCAAACATTACAAGTCCATAAGCTGTACCAGAAGGATTACTTGTATTTGAGTTTATACCTGCTACAATTTTTGTAGAAAATGTGTTATATACACTTGAGCTAACACCTGGATCTTTTGCAGATAAATAAGCAAAAGCTCCTACTTTTTGAGTTATAGCAATATTTCCATTTACAATAGATGGAGTTAATGACCCTGTATTAAACTTTGTTTGTATATCTGCTAGGCTAGCCATAACAATATGATCTGAGACTGGAGTGTTAAACTGACCTCTTTTTACATTTGTTATTCTTCCTGTTGCAGCAGGAGTATATGGATTATTTCCAAACAAATTGTTTATCTCTGCTTGCTGTGCTGTAAAATCTCCTGAGTTCAATATTGATCTATTATAAATAGACTTATCAGCACCTGTTCCAGTGAATGCCCACTCTTTATATTGAAAACTTACAATTTCATTTTCAATGATTCCATAACCATCATGATCTATACTGTATGATCTAAAGTTAATGTCTTGTGTTGATGCTGCGGTTGCTTCATAAGAAGGCACAGTAAAGTATGTATCTGATTGTTTCATTGTTGATGCTAATGTATTATATGTTGTAGCATCATCAATAGTTGAATCCCAGATAGCATTTGTGGAATCCATAAATGTTGGTGCAAAATCTACATAAAGATTTGAGTTATTAGCTAGTCTAGGATCGGAAGAAATAGTTTTTTCAATTTGTGGGGTCTTATATGTTAAAGTTGCTTTTCCAACTTTAGTCTTTGTTGTTTCTGTAAAAGTATCAATAACTATATTAGGATCAATAGTTAGGCTATTAGCATAACCATCATTAATGCTAGTACCACTTATTCCTGTTACAGAAACCCCGCCCGTTGTGTCATGCAGTTGCATATTAATAGGATTGCTTGGGTCAAAGATTCCATCAATATTTATAAACTTTAAAACTCCATAAGAATCAACATATGCTGCAATTTGATATGCTTCAAATATTTCTCTTAATACGTCAAAAACTTTTTGCTGAGATCCATCTACATAAAAATATCTTATTCTTATAGGAGTCTCAGATGTAGTTTGTATCCCAGAGGTACTCGTATGTTTTGAAGAAGTTACCTTTTTAAGACTATCGTAGTCATAGTCTGTAAATCCTGCAAAATCTAAAATATTACTTATTAATCTAAACCCATCTTCAGATTGTGAAACATAATCTGTTGGTTGTACTAACTGTAAATATTTGGTTATATCATAAGCGGTAACAACAGTTTTTTCAACATCGCTTATATCCCATGTATCAACATAGAATACTCCGCCTGGGATAACTTTATCTGAGCTGGAAGATCCTGTAACTGAATCTAGGATTCTATATCCGACATAACATTTCACATAGTTTTTAAACAAACCCTTTAATACTGAATTTGTTGAATTGTTTGAAAATAAACTTACAATGGTATTGCTTACATTCAAAGGTATGCTACTTAATGTTACTGTAGCCATATTAGAAGATATTTGAGATATTGGCAATGGGTTTTGTTGATTATCTAATTCCGCATCTGTTTGAACAGACATTGTGTAATAAGATACATCAACTTCAAGTCTAGGGGATATCTCAACAATTTGCATTCTTTGAAATTCTGATGTCTTATCAACCTTAGACCCTGTGCCTGTCAAATTTTCATCTACAGAAGTATAAGATGAATAAGCACTATTTACTGTTGAAGAATTTTGAGTAACTTGTATAGAATTTATTTGAACTGTTGCATTTACAGTTCCACCCTTAGCCCCTCCAAATTTTATATTCCCTTGATAATCAAAAGATGGAGTTCCTGGCACAGAAGTAGTATCTGTTGTTCCAGTCCAAGGACCGCTAGGATTGGTGCCTGGAAACCATCCACCAGCTGGGTTGTAGTACAAAATACATGTTCCTGAACTATCTATATCTGAATTTATTAAAGTAGTGCTATAAGAGTATGCTGTTATATCACCGCCAGAAGCAGTGTTTGTAAAACCGCCCAGAGCAACTGTAAATGATGACGGTACAGAATATACAGTATTAAATTTAATTATAATTTTGTTTACATTTAAAAGCTGATCGTACACAGCAGAAATTGTTGGTGTTGATGAATCTGCAACAAAATACTTATATTGCGACCATTCTGATAATGATCCATTTTTATAAATAGGATTAAAGTTTGGAGCATTGGTTCCAAGAAGGGTAGGGTGGTAAACAACAGGACTTACTGGCATAGTTTGTGAATTCCACTTATAATTACTTACTTGAGATCCCGTAGAAATACTTAAATCTGTATTAATTTTTCTAAAATTTGAAGGCAATTGACATAAAGAATTACCTGAAGGAACAAAACTTTCTCCTGGTCTAAATGCATTAAATGGTGCAGCTGTACTCCACAGGTTGCCATATTTATACTCAAAATCACTTGTTAGATGAACTTCAAGTTGATCAATTAAAACTCCATATGTTGTAGCTCCATCTAATGAATTATGATGCAATGAAATAGTTGGTGAAGAATACGCTGTGCCTAATGGTTGGGAGCTTAAATAAATTTCAAATTTTGTCCACTGAACGCTATCTATTATTTGAGAAGATGAGTGTGCTCTATGATAATCAATGTATGCCAAAGCTGATAAATTGACTTGTGCATCTCTATCAACTTTTGCAAAAAATGTTACTTTATAAGCATTAGTGGTAGATGATATTTCACTTAAAGTAATTGATGCATCACCAAATCCCGCAAAACTTGAATTATTAGTTGTGTTTATAGATATACAAGATCTGGTCGTTTGACCCGTGTCATTTAAAAATACTGTAGTAGATCTTCCACTTGTAACGGTAGTTATTGTATTATTTGAACTGGACCAAGAATCAGATATTGATATTTTTGTGGGAGAACTATTTGTTGTTAAATATGGAGCATAAAATAAGTTATAATTCCATTCAAAAGAAACTTGAGGAGATATATAGTGTGAATTACCCGAAGCAAAATATTGCTGTATAGCAGATGAACCTAGCATCAGATCTCCGTAAATTCTATATTCATATTAACGAAATCATATTTAATGTTACGTTTAGAGACCTCATAATCAAAATTAGTTATAAAACCATAATAAGTCATATTTCCTGATTGATTTGCAGAAAATGATGGCACATATGTATCTGTATCTGTATATACATATGGACTTGCAACAACTTCTGTAGGAGGAAATCCAGATGTTGTAGATATATTTTGTGTATTTACTGAAGCAACGGTTAATCTAACATAGATAGGTACGAATGCATTAGCTTCATAAAAGGACTTCAACCAAGCCCCGCCTTTATTACCATCAGAAGTATTGGCGGTACTACTCCAAGTATTCTGCCATGAGGCGGTAACCTTATGTTTTCTAGCAACAACGTATCTTCTTAATGTTCCATCAGCCATACGACTAGTTTTTTCAATAATTTCATAAGCAATCTTTATTGGTTGACGGTTATCATCTGTAATATAATACCAAGTAGTATTATCTAGGGATACTTCAAAGCCAGCATTAATTAAACCTGACATTATTGACCCACCCTAGTCTTTCTTCCACTCATAGCTTCTTGACGCTTTATAGTATTCATAACCTCTTTAGCAATATCAGTAGGACTTGCATTAGAACCCGCATTTACTGTAATATTGTATGTATTACCCATTGTACCATTATTTAAGTGTGCAGGCACAACTGCTTCACCTTTGTGAATTTGAGCAATCATATCGTGTGGAACGAAACTTGTTCCAGTGGCGAATGAAGGGAGTTTTATCATACCACCATTAGCTTTACCAAATACTTGCTTTAATATTAATCCGTCTATTCCTGCTCTTTGAATTTGAAATTTACCACCAAATACTGATTCAGCTTCATTCATAGCTTGTCCACCAGAGTACGTCAAATCTGGGAACAATTTAGAAACATTCAAAGCATTAGTATTTTGCAGATGTGTTTTAAGCAAAAACTCTTTTAATCCATTAGGAGTTGCTGCACGACCATTACCCAATGTAGCTGACTTTGCAAATGTTCTTGCAATATCTTTATCTGTTGTCCATGATCGTGGACCCATTATAAACTCTTTACCTAACAAGGCATCAAGCAATCCTCCTGATGCTCTTCTTTTTTCTACTAATGACATTGTTGGAGTAGAATGAATATTTTTTATTTCAGCAATACTAGAGTTTAGCCATGAAGGTAATCCATTCTTAAGGCTTTCGGGAGTTCCATAGTGTGGCTTACCTACTCCAAGACCACGCCACATCTCCCCTGTTGTCTTTTCTCTTAATGTATTAACATATTTCCAATAATCTGGAACCTTTAATAATTCAGAGTTATCAGATCTTGTTCCTTCAGCATATCTTCTTAAAAGTCCAGAACCTATTTGTTTATCTGTAAATTTGCCAGTTTTTATTAAACTTACTATATCTTGTGCAGATGTTTTTCCTAGTTTTGCAATAAAACCTAAAGCATTATAGAATTCAGCTATGTCGCTTGGTCCAATTGGTGCATCCATAGCACCCATAGGTTGTACAGTTTTTCCATTAATAACAGGATTTTTTGGACCTGAATTTAAGAAATGCCATATACCAGACAGTGCACCTAGGAATCCTCCTTTGGCAAAATGTCTTGCTTGCCTATTCATATGCTGTTTGTGATAGGTAATAGAAGAGTTTGTTCTTGCTACCCCGCCTTTTGCAAGATGTTTAGCGTTGAGACTATCAAAAAATCCTTTGCCATAATGTGAAACGGAATCTGCTTTAATTACATACTCACCATTTGAAAGATAGGCGGGAATTGAATCAGACGTTCCAGTTCCTGGACCTGTAATATGACCACCTGTATCAAAATGACGGGCTTGACGATTCATATGTTGTTTATGATAAGTTATTGAAGAATTAGTTCTAGCCACTCCGCCTTTGGCAAAAGTAGATATGCCTCCTAGCCCATTGGCATTAGCCCACATACCTATTAATTTATTTTTATTATCTGTCACACGACCGTTGGGCCAAAAGGTGTGTCCACTTTTTGAATCAGTCCATTGATCAACAGCATCTGGCCCCGTGACTTCAACTTGATGTTTATTAAACCAATGAGGGTTATAGACAACTTTCATTCCTGAAGGAATAGTATAAGGTAAACTTGGATTATATACTGCAGGACCATTAGGACTGCCAGCAATTATTGGTTGTCCAGTTTTTTTATCATAACCTAAAGTTTGTCCTGCTGTTTGTGGAGAAGCTTGATTTTTCTTATAGGTAGACTGTGGAGCTGAGCCAGCACTTGAAGAATAATTTATAGCTCCCCCAGGAAGACTAGATAAAGCAGTAGTTACTGCTGTAAGCTTTTGATTTAAAGTTGCTAACGTGGCAGTATTATCTTTTGTAGCTACAGTTTGTGCAGCAGCTACCGCATTATTAGCGTTATCTAGCTTTAACCTATTTGCATCAGCAGATTGTTGTGCAGAATCAACCTTATTCTGTAAATTATAATCACTGGTTGTACCTAACAATTGTTGTTGCAATAGTTGTGCTTTAAGATTATCACCCGTAGACTGAGCCATGAGGATTTGATTTTTTAAATCTTCTTGCGTTGTTGCATAAGATGTTGCTTGATTTTGCTGTTTTTGCAAATCTTGTAAAGACTTAAGTTGAGCATCAAGAAGTTTTTGCTGTTTTGTAAGACCTGATACATTATTTGCAACTGCTGTTGTTTGTCCTGCAATTGCTACATTTGCTCCACTTGTAGCATCAGCAATCTGTTTTTGCAAATCTGCTTGTTGTTTTAATAAAGATGCATACTTAGGATTTACATTTTTTGTTGGATCAGCAAACATAGATGACACTTTACCTGGTATTAATTTATCAAATGCAATATCATGCCCACTGTTTAATGCTGTTACAGCTGCTCCAACATCTTGTGCAGTAAAACCTTTATTAGAAGTTTGCATATCTTTTATTAATTGCTGAATCTGAGGATTATTAGAAAAGAAAGAAAAAAGAGCACTCAGTTGTTGTGCTGAAGTTGCAGCGGTTGTTCCTATTCCTTTAATATAAGTCTGATACTGCTGTAAACTTGAAGAATTTGCAGCACCCATAACTAATTGACCAAGTACTTGAGAAAATTTTGTTGCATCTGGTAAAGCATCCGCTAATGCTGTTTTTATCGCAGATATTTGATTTGGCAATATCCCTAGACCATTACCTGGGTTTTGTCCTCCTGAAGATAAAATTAATTGTTGTAATTTTTGTGCTTGAGAGACAGAAATTCCATTAATAGCCATTTGTATATTTACAAAATCATTTACAAGTTTTGATGCTTTAGCAGGATCTGTACCTGTAATTTGTTTTACGATAAGTGAAAGAGGATCATTCGCTGGTAAATTTTTGAGTGATTGATTAAAACTGTCTAACTCTGTTTTAGTATAAAGAATGCCTTTTGCTAACTGCTTTTGCTGACTAACAGAATTGATTAATGCTGGGTTTGTATTATCAGTCAAAATAGAATTAAATGTTTTTAAAGATGTGGTTGTATCAGCAACTGTACCGCCCATAAACTGAACTGCAGTAGCACTTGATGTAAAATCAGCTTTTGATTCTGCTGCATGCTGTTTTTCTGCAGCCATTAATGACTTGATTCCGCCACCAACAAGAGTTAAAGCAGCTCCTGCTGCCATACCCCAAGGTCCGAATCCTGCGCCCATTGATGCACCTGACAATGCATCTGAAATTAAATTACCTCCAGGAAGTTTATTAATAAGCGGGGAAGCCATTTGAGTTACAGCACCCAATCCCATCCCTACACCCATTCTACCCATCATTCCCATGCTAGAGAATCTAGACATCATACCGCCAACTTTAGAGTTAGCTCCAAATGCCTTGTTAAATATTCCTTGAAGTTTTGATTGTCCTTCTGAACCATTTATACCTTTTTCAACACCATTTATTGTTCCTTCAGCAATTGGTTCACCAACTTCTTTTTCAAATACTACTGCAGGGCTTTTAATTCCAGCTTCTTCTTGTGCTGTTACTTTAATATCATCAATTAATTTTACTCCTGCTTTAGATTTTTTAGATGAACGAACAGCACCTGGCATTGAGCCACCATAAGTGCTAACTTCTCCATGAACTAATCCTGTTCCTGATTCTTTTAATGGAACTAGATTTCCATCTTCACCAATATAAAGAGTTGCTCCACTAGCATTTTTTGTATCTCCATTTTTTAATACTTGTGTACCTCTTGGCCCAACAACCCTTGATAATGCAGAATCTAAATTACCTCCAACTTTAGTTTCAATTTTTTGCAAAGTTGGTTTAAGTTGTTCTTCCATCCATTCTTCTAAAGGTTTTTGATTTTTACCTTTTCCAAATACTGTTGTTGATTGACTTTTTGCAGCTTCAATTAAATCTTGATAAGCTTTATCAAGTAATTTATTAGCTTCATCCATATTTGCGCCAAGTCTTTGAGCATTGGCTTTAATCATAGCCATTGGATCAATGGGTGTTCCTTTTTCATTTGTTAAAGATTGAAATTTTTCTAGTTCTGAGGCAACACCTGCACCAGATAATCCAGTTCCTGTTCCTCTGACAGTTTGATTTAATGGGTTTGTCATACCCATCATTACACCACTTTCAACACTTGAAATATCTGAAAGTCTGCTTTGTCCACTAAGCATTGAACGGGCTTTTTCTAAAATAGAACTTCCGTGAGAAGAATATACGTGTCCTCTTTCAATTCTTACTTTATTGCCTAATGGATCATAACCATAAGCAAATCCTGGAAGATTGCCAGATATCAAAGCACTAACAAGTGGAGCATGTGCTTGAGCTTGTTTTGTAGGTATAACTGCTTCCCCGCCCATTAACATTGCAGGATAAGCATCACCATCAGAAGGATTTCCTGGAACAAATCCACCTGTTGCCATTCCTGGCAATAATAATTGACCACTTGCTAATTCTGCTGCTGCTGCTTTTTCAACTGAACCTAGTACGCTACCAGCACTAGTCATTTGGCCCATATTAATTTTAGCAAGATTATCTATCATTATTACAAGTGCTGCATTAAGTTGATCAATTGACGCAACATTTGTCATTATACCTTCATTAAAGGCATCAGTTGCAGTTTTTGCTGCAATAGATGTTGGAGTCATTAAATCTTTCCACTTTTTAGTTCCATCAATAATACCTAGTAGGCTGTAACCTACCTTCATTCCCTGCCCCATTAAGTTTGCAAGCAAACCAGTTATCATAATAATTGGTCCAGCAAGTACACCAAGTGTGAGTAGAATACCAAGACCTGATTTGATTGGTCCTGGCAATTTATTAAAGAAGTCTGCAATCTTTTGACCAAAATCAATAATTTTTGTTCCAACTTCAAGAATCTTTTGACCGATTGGATATAAGTCTGCTTTTAATGTTTCAATAGCTCTTTGCCATTTAGCAGTTGTAGACTGTGTTGCTTGAGCCATTTCTTGACCCGCCAAAGTTGCAAGTTGTGCATTTGTAGCACCAGCAACCTTCAAAGCATTTTGAGTTTGAGATCCAACTTTTCCAAAATTATCAAGAAGTGCTGAAACACGAGCAAATTGAAATTTACCAAATAGTTTTTCAATAAGTTGTTCTCTTGCCAATGGTGCTAGTCTAACAAGACTTGATTGCAAAGCTTCAATCATTTGTACTGGTGTTCCTGCATTTTTAATTGTTGCAAGATTGATTCCAAATGATGCAAATTCTTTTGTTGCTGCAGATGTAGGGGCAATAATAGATGCCATAGCAGACTTTAATGCGTTAGCAGCCTGTGCAGCTGGAACACCTGCTTCTCTCATAGCAAGCAACATAACAGCAGTATCTTTATATGTTCCACCTAATTGTGCCATAATTGGACCAACACGTGGAATAGCATCTGTCATATCAGAAAGAGACATTGTTGTTTGCTTCTGCATAGATGATAAGAAGTTAACAGCATTACCTAGATCTGTTGTACTTACCTTATAGACATTCTGTAAAGATACAATAGCTGCAGTTGCTTGTGTAGCATCAATAGCACCCAACTTTGAAAGTCTTTGTGTTTGAGTGGTGATATCAAGAAGATTTTGACCTTGAATACCCATAGCAGCAAAATTAGCTGCAACTTTAACGGTCTCAGACTGGGCAATACCCATACTTGAAGCAATATTTTTTCCAAGATTAAGAACTTGACCAGAAATTTGATTAAGTTGTGCTTGACTTGGAGGAGTAAGACCTTCACCATAGAGCCTTTGTAATCTTGTTAATTCTGTATTAACATTTTTAAATGCTGCAACCGCTTGGCTTCCAAATAGAATCATTGGCATAGCTAGACCAACAGTTAACTGACGGCCCGCCCACTGTGTATTCTTACCAAAGTTAATAAGCTGGGTAGAACCTTCTTTAACAGCAAGATTATAAATATTTTGTTTTGCTGCTGCAATTTCTGTAGACTTTGAAAGCTCATCAATCTTTGTTGGTGTGTAAACACTGTATACACCCTGCTTTGTAATGTCTGTCTGTATAATAGAATTATTTAATTTAACTTGTTCTACTGCTAGTGCCTGTACAGATTTTTGTGCAGATGCAGATCTTCCAGTTATAATTCCAAAATACTGACCAAGACTTAATTTGCCAGATTGGAGGGCTTGTCCAAATTTTTGTGTTTCTGATGTAAGCTGTACTGTTTGTTTTGTAAAATTACCACTTGATATTAAAGCATTAGAAAATTCAGACTGAATATTCTTTAATTGGTTTGCCATCTCTGGCTTTAAACCAACGCCAGCTACACTTTTTTGAAGTAATTCAACTTGTGCTTGAAGGGCTTTTATTTGAGCATTTACACTTGAGAAGTCACCTAGTGCGACTATCTTAAGTTCAATATTTGCCATATGTTATTCCCCCAATTGCATGAAGCCTAATCCTTCATTTATTCCAAAACCTTCACTTTGAGCATTTCTAGCATTCATCAAACTTGAAACATCTTCAGGTTCTTTATCTGCTTCATCAAGATCAATTCCTTGCATTGCTGCTAAGAACTTTCTCTCACGATGCTCTCTATTTCTAGAAGCATTTAATGTTGCCATTAATTCCTCTAACGATAAATTACTTTCAAGCTCATCATAGTTTTTCCAATGACCGAGCAAGAAAACTTCGGACTCAAGGGAGGCTAGATCTAGTTCGTCCCAACTAGAGCTGCTCCCAGAAGGTTTGGGTCATTAAGTTTTAAGCCCCCGCAAACTTCAAGAATCTTCATCATTGTTGGAGTATCAATGATTTCTTCAAATTTATCTTTATCTTCTGCTAGAGGTGACTTCACTGCTTCCAAGCACACCATTGCTGCTTTAATAAAAACTTCCATTGCTGCTTCTTCTGATTCATTATCAGGAAGCTCCATTTCTTTAATAACAGCCATAAATTTCTTAAGCTGTTTAATAGGTAGCGGTTTTAGAATGACGTTTGTTCCGTCACTCAATTCAATCTCTACTACATCATATACTGTTGTTGCCAATTTATAGCTCCTTTGTTTTATTAGTTAAATTATACCAATATAATACCTATGGACAAATTCAAGACCCCGCCATTTCTGACGGGGCTTGAAATTCTATATTAAGTTGTATTTAGTTGTTAGTTAGTACCGAATACACGGTCAATAACAACACCATATTCTGAACCTGCATAAGCATAGTTAGAATCTGGTAGGCAACGGAAGTTCACTGGGAACACTGTTGCTCCATCACGCTTCAAAGCATGCATTGTTGTATCAATTGAAACAACACGACGTGCAACATAAACACGCTCTTTAGAACGCAAAGCAGTTGTAGTTGTTCCAGCTGAGATTGTGCTAGAAGAGCTGATACCGCTTGGTACTGAATCAGCAACTGATGTACCAACTTGCTGTGGAGCTTGTCCAACTGCAATTAGGACACGCTCTACTGGAGCATCTCCGAGAGCACCTGCTGCAATATTCAATGCTGCTGCTGGATTATCGTTAGTTCCAAGAGCTGCGTCATTATTTACGAGTGTTGGGATTGATGATACTGTGCTTGCAGTATTTGCAGCATAGTAAGTCTCCATTTGACCCCATGAGAATGTTAGATTCTCAAGTGTTGCTTCTGCAAGCTCTGTCTTAAGCGTAACCTTAAGGGATTGCTTGAATAGGCGAGCAGAGTCAAGTAGCTGATCAACCATTACATCGCCATATGTTGGTTCGTATGAAATTTCAAGACCTGTATTTGTGTATCCTACTTCACGATATCCAGTAGCTGGAGTAGCTGTAGAAGCTAGGAGAGACTGACGTGCTGAAGCGGTTGCTGAGAACAGAGATCCAAGTGTTGTTGAATCTGTTGCTGGGCGACCATAGTTATTAGAACTATTTCCAATACTTGTGAACAATGCTGCTGCACCGACGATTACGTTTTTTGTATTTGTAGCCATTTATTTATTTCACCACCTTATTTATTTTAAGTTTAAAAAAAAGAAGATGACAACTTGCTTCCTCATAGAAAATCATAGCATTAAACCAATATAATTCAAATTTTAGATATATCTACCTGTATTATTAGGTCCTTGATCTACCGAGCGTGTATACGTATATATAAAGGAGAAGTCTCCGCTCATAAACCCGCCTTCATCTATAAATGGTTGAACAGGGTTTGCTGATTCTATCCTGAAATTAAAGAACTTAAAAGGACTATTATTTGACTGTGCTAGGCTATTTACGTCAAGTGCAGATAGATCATATCTTCTAAAAAGATCTGTTAGAAAGTTAATGATTGTCAATATTTCAGAATTACTTCTTGATATTATTTGCATGACCATGGTTTCTTCTGAAATCCACCATTGTGGCCCGACTGGTTTTTGAATAATATCGTAAGTCATATATGTTTTCCCAGGGAGCAAATTATTAAATTCTGGAACTTGCTGGGAAGGAATAATAGGGACTAGTGGGTAATTAAATCCGTCAGCCATATAATCTTTAGAATTTAATAAGCCTGCATTTTGCAGTTCCGCCCATATAGAGTTCCTAACATCAAATGCTGCAACATATGAATAATCTACTGTCATTTAATATTCGCTCCTTTATCAAACTTTTCAGCAACACTTTCTACTGCTGCTCTAACCTGCGTGACCCCATAATTATTTGAACTCATGACTATTGACACTTCATCAGATATCATCTCATATAGTCCAGAGGAATCCATAATTGCACCTGCATTTTTAGTATACCATTCAACTATATATGATGCGAATGCATTTTTTGTTTTTAGTCCTCCTGGATGAAGAATCTTTATTTGTGTTCCTGGGGCTATAAAAACTATTCCGTTATTACCAACAATTGATAAAACTCTTTTTGCAGTAAATGAGACTGGAGTTCCTGCTTCCATAACCTTTGCTTTATTGGCAAAAATACTTTTTCTTGATACTGCTTTGCCTGTTCTGCCAGGGATAAGTAATTCTTTATTAATGGGTACTGGCATTTTTGATGGCAAAAAGTTTGTAGTTATTAAAAGATTTCCATTTACAAGTAAAGATCTTTCCAGAACAAAAAGTCTTCCTATTTTATTACCTATTTTACCCCACTCATAAACATGATGCATTTTCTTAGGATTTGCTCTTGCATAGTTATCTGCAGCAATCATAAATCTTTCGCCAGTTATTGAAAATGTTGCACGAGATATTGCTCCAACTACTCCAGGACCAGTCATTTCTTCTAGGCTAGCAACAAATTCATTTAAGTCTGCTTTTAGGTTATTGGTATCAATCTCAAGCTTTAGTGTCATCTTGCATCTCAGATCTTAGAAGAATTGTGTCATAGAATGTTATCTTGCCAAAAGGGTCAAGAACTGCATGTGATGCTGTGACTTCAAACTTAGTATCTGGTTGATCAATTTTATCTATTTCAACAAAAACTTGACGGTTGTCACTAGTTCTAATATTCTCAATACGCCAACGCTTACTCATAAGCTCTAGCGAATACATCTTTAGCTGTATCTTCTCATCATAATCCATATCAGAGGTTCTTGCAAAAGCTTTATTATCACCTTTTGAAGATGCTCCACGACTTTTAATAGGCTCTATTTTACATTGAATAGTTTTAGCATAAAGCCATTCACGCTTAATTGCACCTGTATTTGGATCTTGAACATTTTGCTGAATATAAACATCAGCTTTCATATTCATAGTTGTCCCAATAAACGAAGTATCTATTCCATTAAACATTATATTATAACAATATTTGCTTTACGATATTGATCAAGAATGTTATCTACCATAACATTTCCTGTACCGTTAAATGCTCCCGCAGCCATTCTAAGTGTAATTTCACTAAGAGTAACTTGAGACAAATATTTGTTTCTCCAATTATAGTCTTTAGCCAAAATATCTTGTTGCAGTAGCATTGATGCTAACTTGATGTCTTCTGGTACATACTTATATCCAATTTCACCTACGAAGCGATAAAGATATCTGTCCCTGAATCTTCCATACTCATATATGGTCGGATCCATCTGATTATCCCACCCATTTGCCCAACCAGGCCACCAGATACGAATTTGATATCCTGTTGGACTAATTTCAGTATTATATCCAAAAGTATTATAGGTTGGTGTTTGAGTGTTATCAAAAACTAAAATTTCATTTTCATAGATTTGATCTAATGAAAGCATTTTTTCTGTGAGTTGGGTGGTATTAGCACCAATTCCATAAATCTCTTGTCCACCATAATACCTATAGAATTTAATACCAGTATATCCTTCAATAATGGTTCTAGCCATTTTTTCAGTTTTTACAATTATTGATGGATCCATATAATTTGAATCAGTTTCAACAGGACTATATCCTAGAAAATCTATTGTCTCTGGAATTGTTGCATACGGAGTTTCAATACCATAGAAATCAGTTTGAGTTACATCAAGCCCGCCTAAAGAATATGACCACTGAACTTCTAATACCATATTAATTTCAGTCATATTTGGAGTTAATGTAAAAGAATACATTCCAGTCTGCGGTTCATCAAAGGCAGACAAATTTGTATAAAGGGGTGTCTGGCTTAAAACACCACCAGGGTTATAAATATCACTATCTGCGTTAAAGATAGATAAAGTCGGTAAAGAATCAGCTTGTGATAAAACGCCGTTATCATATACCTGTAAATATATTTTTGCCTGGCTATTTGTGTTGATTGTTTGCACTCACGACACCCCCTATTTATTTTTTAAGCGTAATACTCCTGAGCTTCACGTGGAGTTGCAATACGAAAACCAAACTCTGAATCAAAAATTCTTTGAGCTTCTGTTTCTGACATAGCAATAAATGGATGCTCTGCAGTAAAGATATATTCGCCAAATTGGAATGAATGGTTATTTCTTTCCATTTTTACAAGCACTTGATTTGCTGTATTCATAATTTTCTTTTCTCTCTTTTGTTTCTCATGCTGTGGAATATCAATTTCTTCTTTTTGTGTACTATCAAACTTAGAATACATTTGATAGGTAATTCCTTCTTCTTCAATTACAGCGATAATCTCAGGCTTAGATTTAAGTCCTGATACATCAATAGCAAAAGCTTCTGCTACTTTTCTTAGTTCTGTAACTTTTAGATCTGTAAATGACATTTGACTTCCTCTCGTCATTGTTAATTATATCATTAAATGGCTAAGGGGACTATCGCTAGTCCCCCGCCTTGCATCTAATTTAAGATTAGAATGTATCGGTATAAGGCGCAGCGTTAGCTCCACCAGTAATACCTGAACCGTTTGTTGCTGATCCGAATGAATTTGAAGTCATTACAGAACCTGCAACAGCAATGTTCTTAACGATGACGTGTGCATCGTAGTTTTCCATTACGCAACCGACACGAATGAATAGTGTGTATTCAATTGTATCTTTCTTTGGTTGGAACAAACGGTAGACTGTTACATCACGCTTGATACCAATGATAAAGTTTTGCGGGAATGTCAAGTGAAGATCACCTGTATTTGCACTACCATTGTAGGTCTGTGTCTCGTTGATCAACGGAACGTTGATAACAGGGATACCGAATGCAAATGGAGTTGTTGTACCTGGGCCACCATCGTTAGCAGCAACATCACCACGTAGGATACCTGAAGCGATATCAAACGGATTGAAGCCACCACTTGTCATAGAGGTAAGGTTAAACAAATAGTCCTGAACCAAGTTAGATCCTGTGAAGAATCGGAGTTGGTTACGACGTTGCTTATACTTACGAGGCATTGTCTTAATTGCTTGGTTGAAAATTGTTTTGTCAAGTCCATAACCAGCTGCATCAACAACGTGAGCGTTGCTAAGAGCCAATTGACGGAAACCTGCAAATGCTGACATCAAGCCTGAACCAGTTCCAGTACCGTTAATAAGGGTATCCTCAATATCGTTACCAGCCTGGGTAGCCATAAGACGTGCAATGTGATCCTCTAGATCTGGACCTTCAATATTATCTTCAAGAGATTCTGCTGAAAGTTCCCAGTCAAGACGAAGTTTACGAGTTGTAAGAGAGACCTTGTTAAAGGTTGCATTCTGTGCTGTGAAAGTTGTTCCATTAGCGTTAGAATATGTGCCTGAAGCAGCCACGAAATCACGTGGATTCTCTTCTTGTGCAACTGTCATGATACGTTGTCCAACTGCAACACGATCAATCTCGGTTGTGTTTGAACGCATACGAATCGTGCGGGCTGTCTTAGCAAGAATTGTTGCATCCCACATGTAATCCAAGAAGCGATTAGCCTGATCTGGATATAGGAGACCATTACCTGAAAGGGTAGAGGAATCAGCGGAAGCATTGACTGCTGAAGAACCGAGGTTCGTTGTATCAATTACTTTTTGTAGAAGTTCATTACTCATTTATTATTTCACCACCTTATTTTTTCTATATTTTTTATATATCTGAAGCACTGAGGAAAGCACCTTGCCATATACTTTGTTTTGGTTTTTGACCCGATGGAGCGGAAACCCCAACGGACTTCTGTACTGCAGTTGCGGATTCAAATCCCTTGAGCTGATGGTCAACATATTCAATCTTGCCACCAAGATCCTCAACTGTCTTTGTTAATGTTTCATTTTTCTCTAGAAGCTCTGCATAAGCTTTCTTCAAATCCTCATGTGAAGAATTAATCTTTGCAAGCTCACCATTAGTTGCGTCAACAACTTTCTTGAGATCTGCGATTGTTGCAGATTGTAGAGAATAGTTCTTTTCAATAGACTCACCTAGGAAGGTCTTCAGGTTGCCGAGTGCCTTCTCAAAATCAAGAGTATCGTCAACTTCAGAAACTGATGCAGCCTTTTCAATGCTGGTATCTTCTGCAGTAGCCTCAACAGTTGAAACTTCTTCGGCTGGAGTCTCTACATCTGCTGCAACTTCTGCAACTTCTGCATTTGTATCTTCTGCCATTTTGTTACCTCCTTCGTTGAGTGAAATATCATCACTCTTTTTAAGCCCGTCACTTAAAGTGATCTTTGGCTTTATGTTTTGATCAGGATAAAGATTAATTGAAGCAGAGCTATCAATTACATTACCTGCCAAACCTGGTGCAGCTGTTTCGCCAGCTTCATGTGCGGATGTTGGAGCATCATCTTTCTTAAAATAAGAATCAATTACTTTTTCAATTGCTTCAAACTTTTCTGAATCTTTTTGTTCAACCCATCCAATATTAATCATTGGATCTTCACATACAACACAATTCTTTGTTGTATGCTCTGATGTTGATGCTACTTCATCTTCTTTACACCAAAAAACATTTTCTAAAACTACATCTGCTACCATTCCTTTAATAAAGGAAGAGCCATCTGTATTTTTTTCAATAGAAAAAAAGTTTGCCAATTGATTTGCTGGGGAATCTACAAGACTCAACTCATGCAATTCATAGTCATGGATAACACGACGTTTTTCATCTGTACCGTCATCTGCCTTTTCCATCTTAGCATCTTTAATATTACCACCAATAGAAAAACCTGAGTAAGTTCCATCTAGGCACTTTTCCCAGGCATCTTGAGCACCTTTTGAAATATAAGCAGTTACATAAATTCCATTATATTTTTTTTGTGTCTCTGGATCAAAAAATGTATCTTCTTTAAAACTAACCATTTTACCAACTGCTGTTGGTCCATGCATTTCACGAATATTTCCTCTAAAATTATCAAAAGCTTTTTTACTTGCTTCAGCCTTTACGATATCTCCATGACGATCAACATTGTCTAGGGAAGCAAAGCCAGAAACGGTTCTCTTCTCCTTATTTATCTTTGTGATTGGGAAGTTAAGAGCTAACGAGGATTCGCTGTTTGACCAGTACGTTTTCTGAATATCCATATGTAAATAAATAATAGCAGTATTTATAAATAACGCATAATTTTGACAAAATTATTTTATAATTCCACTATTTATTTTTATCACTTTTCTTACATCTGTGCCTTCTGGTTGGTAGGCTTCTGGAGTTTTTTCTGGAACACCTTTATCCCCGTCATTTATGTTATTTACATAAGGAGTTTGAATATGAGAGTCTGGTAACACATTAGGGCTATTCATAGAGTTATGAGACACCAGCCCTCCAGTTATAAACCCGACCAAAACATATCCAATATGTGGCAAATCACGCTGAAAACCAGTGGCTGCCCATGTGCTGAAAGCTCCTGTGGAGGCTATCATAAGTTGCTTTGCATCAAAAATTTGAAACTTAAAGTGATGTTTTAAACTCATAATGTGCCCTTTAATTCATCATAAATTATTTGAGGTATTGTATTTTTTGCTACGGTAATACCCTGCTTTTTTTCATACTTGACTAATGCTGACTCTGTTTGGATATTCATAGTTCCAGTGTCATATACCTTTGGTAAGAGACCTGCTTTTTCTAAAGCCTTTTGAACTGTCCATACAGCATCATTTGTTTGACCTACTGCAAATGAAGTTTGAGAAGAAGGAAATGGAGGAGCTACAAAAACTGTCTTGCTTGGAGAAGTAACAGTCGTTCCATTTGTTGTCCCTGGATGAGTTACTAACATGCCTCCAGTTAATGCTGTGGCACCTGCTGCTACACCCGCTGTTGCTTTTTTACTTGTAGCAACAGATGTTGTTGGTTTTAATGGAACTGGATATTTAGGTCTTACAACAGCCATAACAAAAAGATAATTTCTATGAACTCTCCAGCACCCTTCTTTTGTTGGATCATTTGGACTACCAGTATTAAAACCAATTGTTGTAAATCCACCAGGACTAGCTGCTTCACATATTTCTACGTGATCTACAACACCATCGGAGTTCCAATCGTAGAAAACCAAATCGCCCATTTGCATAGACATTTTATTAACTACTAAACCTTGTCTTTGAAACCAAGGTAGTGCTGCTGGATTATAAGAAAATCCTTTAGGGGTTTGTGCAGCAATCAGATGAGATAAGCCAACTTGAGCAAAGCACCATGATACACCCATTGCACAATATGGAGCATTAGGTATTCCGTACCAGTCGCCATATGGATTTTCATTAATTGCACCTTCATGAAAACCTATTTGCATTCTTGCAACATTTAGTACATCTAGTGCTGTTGCCATTTTTAGTTACCTTCTTGTGGACCCTCACCCTTTGCGTTCCGAGCGGTTCCCATTTTATCAGGAGCATTTATTGTTCTATTTTGATCACGAGTTTTGTTACCACTTGCATCTGATGCTGCATCTTGCATTGCTTTAGGATTTAAAACAACAACAGCATCACCTCCTGGAAGGGGAGCAAGTCCCTTACGAGCACGAATTTCATTAGGAACAATAACTTGATCTTTAATATAACGATCATCAATTCTTGATTGAGTTTCTTCATCTGTCAATGCAAGTTCATTAAATCGCAATACAAAA